CCACACTACATCACAAAATCTCTGTACACCTTGCTATCTGTAACAAATTCCCTATCCATTCCGCCCACACATTTTCTGAATGACAGGGGAGAAGCCCAATGACTCTTCGAATCTTTCCATAACTTCTCAAAACACCTCCTATAACTGTTGTAGCCTTCAGGGTCAGTGGGATCGTATCCCAAACGAATAAACCCTTTCAATAATGGCCACAATGAGAACTCAGTACCAACCGCTGGCACCACTCGATCCCTCAGTTCATACAGAACCTTACGATTGCACTCCGGGTCTAAATTATGACACCGGTGGTGCTGACTAGTGGTTCTGAGCTGACGTTTCCCACAACACTCAACCACCTGGTGACTAATCCAGGTAGATTGACGAGATTCTTTGGGAACCATCTGCATTGGAGGACAATTTTTTAACGATCCTCCGCTGAGACATCGAAGCACCCAAGCTTCAGTATCCATGAGTTCTGCAGCAAATGAAGTCACAGGCATTGAAATGCCCTTCATCATCTTCCGCTGCGTAGGTGATGTGTCACAGTAAATCATACCGGCGAGTTTTCGTTGCCGATCAGTTATGGTGACTTCCCTAGTTACAGGCAATCCCAGTCCACCAAGAGTAGGGTGAACCCACCAAGAAACCTCCTTAGGCACCAGTTCTAGAATACTGCGCCATTTCTTGATGAAGATTGATAGCATCAAGTCTTCTTCCTTCGGCCAGCCCTTGATCCAATAGCCAGCACGCTCGCGAAGAGTGTCCTGTTGCATCGCATGACTCCCGAATATCGACTTCTCAAGCGCATGAGCGCTTCCAGACTTCACTACACCGTAGAGAAGTCCAAAATTGAGCGATGGCAGTTTACCAATTAAGGTCCACTGTTGTTGCCCAAAGAAGTCGACACTCTTCTGGATTTGTGCGATCTCTGAGTTGATCACGAGATACCGGTCAGAGACGTAGTTCTTCCCCATTGAAGGTTTCAAACCCGCCTTGGTAACCATATCCTTCCATTGCTCATAGGCATCCATTGAAGGACACCAGAACAAGATATCATCACCATTCACCAGCATCGGCACCTGAGACAGAAGCCACTTCCGCCCGGTCACCTTCTCGAACCAACCCCTGGTCAATGCAGCATTGACCAGACACAGAACGGGAAATGAGACAGGAGAACCCATCAATTGACCCCAATTCTGTACAGACACACCCTTGTTGCCAAGAGGATCCTCACCTTTTCCCACCCACTCAACATTATGTCCTGTAAGAGCTCGAAGCAGAATGAGCTCATCTTCAGGGCAAACATGCAACTCCTTACAGATCTGTTTCATACAGGTCTCAGACAGTTGCGGATGGAGATTATCCGTCGCCGCCTCGTAATCCCCAGAGACCCAGAACCCCTCATGACAATTCGGGATAACGGACGCTTTCATGAGCATTTGCTCAAGATGGCTTTCATCCATTGGACCCATTGTCAGCCGGAAAGGATCTTTGCCGGCCATGGTTCTGTGTATCACTGGTTGATACATTCGGGCGAGGTGATACGGCTCAGACGAGCCTCGGGTAATCACACGAACCTTGAACGGTTCGCAGAGTGGAACAGGGATACATTCTATCCTCTCAACCAACCTCGCGTTCCTCCTCACGAAGTACAGAAGATCCTCATCATAATATATATCAGGGACCCTTATGTAGACAATACTACATTTATATCTCACACAACCAGCAAGATAGCCGTCGGGAGGGAGCAATCCCACAGACCCGTAAATGTTGAGCAAGTGACCAATGGATCCTCCTTTTCCACGAGGATTCTCCACACACGAACCAAAGGTAGGCACCTTTGAAGTTGACACCCGACAGTCCTCCGGATTCACTCTCATGAGATCAATCACATGAGAATTTGAACCTTTGAAGTCTGGTAAAGTCTCACTCGCCACCCAAAAGGGAATTAGCGAGTAAGGAGATTCAAACCAGTTTCTTCGAAGATCCTGAGATTCAGGTTTCGAGTAAACCTCACGAACTGTCCGCTCAACTTGAGATTCCATTTCATCAGGAATCTCCCACTCTTCATGGTCACACAATGTCTTGTAGTGTTTTGTCACAGCAGCCTCGATGAACCTTTCGTCCACGGGCAGGGCACCCCTCTTCACAAAATATATATCCTGTGCAAGGTGTACAACTTTTCTCCGTCCAGCCCTCTGACGCACCTGCGATACCAACATGTGTCCAACACCTCCAGCGAGTAAATACTCGACACGGTCTCCATCCTGCATTTCTACAGGCTCAGGCATCTCCGTTTGCTTCATCGCTTGCGCGAGAAGCCATGCGGTCTTATACTTGAGAACTTTCTCAAGCTTGCCTGCCAATGCGTACAGGAACCACCGGTAAAGAACCTTATTACGAGATTCTTTCTTCGGGAACCCACACCCTGTATGGAGATCCACTGTCCAGACGTACATCCTGTACAACCGAACAGCCTTATCCCACGACTCTTGGACACGTGCAAATAGCACATCACGCCATCCTCCCTTTTGACGCGAAACAGCACTCACCTTCTCAAGTCCTCCCCATCCACCACGAGCAGTAACTCCGTCTGCATTTTTCCCATCCTCCTCAGAGGCGGTACCTTCAGCTTCAGAGTCTTCCCCATCTAGGAATCCCTCCAATGCCTTTGTCAACTCTCCAGGTAAAAACCCAAAGTTTAAGTCAACTCCAGCTAGG